ATTAATCTGTCTTTGGCGTTAGGTCCCTGAACAGCAGGAGTTGTGCTTGGCTGTGGCGGAGTTGCGTTATTTGTAGGGACGTTTTGTGCGTCGGCCTCTAGGCTCCGGGCAGATGTCACATAGTTGTTGTGATACACGTTGCCGTTCTTAGCCGTCTCGCTGCGATTCTGCACCTCTAGCAGCCAGTGCGTCCGGCTTTCTATCGGAAGAAGGTCGCGCTCTTCCATAACACGGCCAATCCACTCTGGAGACTCTTCAGGCTTGCCGCCGATCCACACAGTGGAACCATCGTCTGTTATAAGCGAGGCCTTCAGGAGCCATATCTTGTTGCTCTTGGCGTTGAGCTTTGGTTCAACATCCTTGATTCGGCCTGTCATTTGCATTGATTATTCTCCTCAGTGTTGATTGTGTAACCTAGCTTAGCTATATCGTCAGCCGTGAAATACACACCCCGGCCTAACTTGACTCCTATTCTGTCTGTAGTCTTTGCCGATTTAGCTGAGTGCCTCCAACGGCGTTGGAGGGAGTCTGGGTGCAAAGGAGATGGCACTATCCTGCCTGCCGCATAGATGAGCTGATACCACCTCTCTTTTTGCTCTCCGCCCACAGGGTCATCGGCTATGACAGTGAAGCCCTCGTCATGCAATTCTATTCTTATACTCATGTTTCCCTCTCTCTCTCTTTACGGTCTGAATGTGTATACAATTTTCGACTCGCTCCGATCCATCTTTCTCGCAGCTCCATCCCCAGTCATACTTATGGACGGCTACGCCCTCAACAGGCTTTTGGGATCTGGTGTGTACCAGATACGTGCCTTTAATCGGACAACTCATCGTCATCAGTTGATCATGCCACGCATCTGTTATCGCATCAATTAGGTTTGGTGATGTCGTTGCTATTCTCACGGACTACTTCCCCCTCTCCATTGCAAGTTTCACAAATCGCGTGTGGTATCGGTAATAATGTCGAGGCATCTCCAGATTCGTACTCAGCTAGGACAAAACCTCGTCCATTACAGTCATTACAGCCATCGACTGTCATCATGTCTCCTTTCTATGCTTTTGTTACACTCAACTTTCGTGCTACATCTGCTTAGATGGTTCACTCATGTATTCTGCTACATCCCTCAAAGTGGTTCACTCATTCTTGCTGCTACATCCCTGTATCTGGTTCACTCCAACATAATGCTACATCTCTTTGTTTGGTTCACTCGCATCTCTTGCTACATCTTGATCAGTGGTTCACTCAATCCTTGTGCTACATCTTGTTGACTGGTTCACTACCGCCCTGTGCTACATCTTGTTGACTGGTTCACTCCTTCTCTTTGCTACATCAAAACGCTTGGTTCACTCTGTTTCTTTGCTACATCCCGAAGGTTGGTTACCAATTTGGGGGCGGAATAAACGCTTGGTGTCCACCTATGGCAATCACCCAGGGCTTGGGTGGAGCCGTGTTGTTCTTTATCTCATATCCGACATACCAGTAATGACTTAGGAATAGCTTTACCGCCCACCGCAAAGCCCGCATACGAATTTGGCCGTCAGGAAGCCTACCCTGCTCATAAGCCTTCTTTGCACTTGTCTCTTTCTTATAGGAACCACTGGATAGAGCCTTCTTCGCAGTCTCGGCGTACTTCCCTGCATCATTGTTCGCTATCTCGTACAGCTTTCTATCAGCGAGCATGTGACCGTAGAAATCCTTATCACTGTTCTGCACCTTCTCAAAGGAAGATGCAATCTTGAAGCACAGTGTCTTCAGTTGACTGTTCCACGGACGCTTCTCGTTCTTGTCCCATGTTACCGTAGGGTCAAGTCCTGCAAATCGCCATATACCCGCAGGGGTTTTTGCTATGTTCAAATCTATATGTGCAAGTAACCCTGCTGTAATAACTGGACCGATTCCATGTATTGACCTAGCCCACTGACCCAGTGCCTGGCTTGAACCGTATTCATCCAGAACTTTATAGATCTGGTTCTCAGCAAACTTGAAGTTCTTGAAGTTGACATCCAGCAAATTGTGAGGTTCCTCGGCCTTCTTAGTTTCGGCAATCTGATTTCCAGCTCGGATACGGCCCTTCTGTGCCATGTAATAGTTATCGACTAAGAACCTCGCTTCTTTAGCTGTTGCAGATCTAGCCAGCTTTCGCAGGTCATCATCAATAGCGGTCATAGATTCGGGGGCGCATCCGGGGCAAATGAGTCCAGACCCACAGAGAAAACATTCATCCTGTAATTCAATCTCAACCTTGGCAACTGTCATCATGTCTCCTTTCCTATCCTAATGTCGTGCTAGACGTTAGTATAACAGAATACCTTGTGCATTTCGACAACACTCTGCTAGATTCCCTCACAAGTCTTTAGAACATGACATGTCATGTAGTACATACCTGTTCTTAAGAACAGGTATGTACTAGTACAGTACAGTTCATGTCTGTTTTTCTACGACATGGTAATTCGGATAACGTCCAACAATTTTGTACTCATCGGATTGCTCCTCGACAAATGCAACGTGGATCGCGTTCCGAATGTCTCGTTTCGACTCGCCATAGGGATGCTCGTAAATGTGAAGTTCTTCACCATCGTGGACGGTGAAGAATTTCAGTGAGCGATAATCGCCACGTTTCAGCGTCCCAACATGCCACCATCCTAGTACCATCCTATTGTCGTAGCTACTCATACTTGCACTCCTTCCGGGATGCCGCCTAATCGCCCCTCATCCACATCGAGTAGTTGTTGCTGCGAAAGCGCATCCTTCCTGACATAGACATCATCGCCCACGTTTATGTAGCTATTAGCATCACTACTGGTACAGTTAATTATGTCTCCGGTTAGATAGCCGTCACCATCCACCTCTGGGTAGTAGTCAGTCCAATCAGCGGAGTTAATGAGGCCAACGGCGATAGGATTTTCGTAGTGCAGTCCCTCTGCCTTCTGGACTATGATATTCAGCAACTCCCAGGATGTGGGTTCTCGACTGTCGAATTTCGGTCCACCCGCCCAGTATGTGACTATCTTGTAGCCACTCTGTGTGTGATGCCACGGCTCAAATTCAAACCATACAAGATCCCCATGCTTAACAGCGTGACGCTCATCAGCCGTTAGGCGTGTGACGCTCCTGTACTGCATCGTTCCCCAGCCGTTTTTCTGCGCAGTTTTTGATTCAATGAATTGTTGTCTCAACTTTGCACCTCACTGGCCTTGGCTGGTCGGGACCGAGTAAAAACTCGCTTCGCGGTGGTTGTCAGGGTATCGTTCTCCCGCCAAGGCGAGTAATGGGACTCGTAGCGAAACACGCTCATGGTGGTTGCAGCGGCGAATGCATCGCCCTTGCTACCTACAGTGCACTTCTGGAACAGGGTTACCCACTCCAGCATCTCCTTGGTGGAGAAGCCCAGATATTTCTCGCCATAGACCCGAATACCGTATTTCCCTCTCATACGTTCACCTCCTCGGTGGCCCTGGCTATGGCATCTTCAGCGTGTTTCTTAACTGCGGCGAGTCCTACGGCGTGAACCAGGATATCCACCGGAATCAGTGTAGGAGTATTACTATCGCCTGCAAACAAGGCCAGGCACGGTATCAATTCATCAGTAATGCTACCCATGGTGTATGTCATGGTCCTGCCAGTTACAGGCTCCTCATAATGCCAACTGGGACTGTCCGCTGTAATGATCGGTTCTCTTCCTGTTTTTGTCATGTCATCTCCTTCACTGAACTCCAAGGATTAACCACCGGAATGTGTGTCGTTGTCACCTCGCTTCCATCATTTGATTAGCAAGCAGCCATGCACTATTTCTCATATTTACGTAGTTGTCACCTAGGATATCTATGTCGCCTTTACCCACAACCGCTTGGATTGATTCCATCATTACCATGTCTGCATCGCAATAATCGTGCGAGTAACAGAATCGATTACTGGTTCTTGCGGAATTTGATATACGCATGGCATCAAATTCCGCACACGTTAATTCATCCCGCAACCCTGCAATAAATCTACGAGCTATCCTCGCCAGTGAGTTGCCACCTGTTATTTTTGTCATAGCCATTACTCCTTGAACTGTAAGGTCTTAACTACCGGAATGTGTGTCAGTAGCCTCGCTTTCTGTTGAACAATTTTCACATGTCCAAAATTCGACATGTTCCCAACTAGAGCCGTTACTAGAGCCGTTCTGCCATGATTCGGTGTGGCTATAGCGTATCGTGGTATCCTCAACCAGGCATTGGGGGCAAGTTGCGTAATCCTCAGTTAATATTTTCGGCGGGTTGTATAATAAATCACTCATTTGCCATTGCTCCTCAACTGAACTGTAAGGATTTAGCTTGATAACAGCCGCTAATCTTGTGCCTGTTGATATGCCGGATACAGGTGTTCCGGGACCGCGTCGATATGGCGGAGTACATATAGTTCGTACTGATCAACATCGTAGGATTTCAGTTCAGCAACGCCTATAGCGCTCAGGGCTTTATCGATTGCATCTGATGGGCAAGTGGCGTCAACCGTTGCGATTACTTCATCGCCCGGAGGGTAATTCATGGCAGCATCGGTATCGATTACCAGATAGATCATAATTCAAACTCCCCGGCGGTATTATGGGCCCCGCCATCCGGCCGCTATGATTAGCTATCCGATGGAACCTTGAAAAGATTTTCAAGGTTCCGGCAGTAGCTAATTTTGTGACAATACCTTGAGGGCTAGCTCGTATTCGTGGTCAAGGTTATTTTTGAGTGTTTGCCGCATCCTGGCTTTAACCTCGCCATGCGTTGCCGAGATGGCCTCTACGCCTACGCCGCGTAGCGCGGCAACAATCGTCCTAACTTTTAATATTTTCGGTGGGTTCATCAGTAAGTTGAATCGCTGCTCCATTGTCATGTTGTCACTAACTCCTACAACGCCTATTAAATGTGAGTTTGTTCGTATCTTTTTTCTGCGCCATCTGCAAACGGTTCCCAAAAGATCTTATGTATCTCTTCTGTTACGTCCGATTCCATTGCCAGGTATGTTGATAGCATGCGCATAGTGCGCCAGTCTGCATCATTCGCAGACATTGCCCGAACATCTGCGGCATCTGGTTCGTTATCAGAGGCCTTCAGGGCTATTTCATTTGCACTGTAATGGATGACGTATTCATTGCCATCTACAGATTCACTCACGAACTGTTGACGTTCATCATCTTGCCCATTTGGATATTCTTTGATTGCTTCCTCTGCTATGTTTCGTACTGTTTTTATATAATCCAATTCACTCCAAGCCATTGTCATTTACTCCTGTGTGTGTGGTTATCCGATTGTCGTTACTATGTCGCGTACATAGTGGTCTGTATCAGTCAACATTTTGATTAGGTCTGGCGCGTACTGTGCCGCACAACTAAATCTACCCTCGGTCGAACCACGGTATCGAACGTTGACATTCTGCAGCCTAGGCAGTTCTTCCAGTTCTTCAATTGTCGTAATCCATCTGTCACTTCCAATGATCATTTGTGTTTCCCCCTTCCATTAGATTTAGGCCTTGATTGCCCATGTCATAACCTCCGGAGGCCATGACATCGATAATCAAAATGGCATAGGTTGACCCTATACTTTGCGCTACTAACGCGGCGCATAATCAGGCAAAACCTGAAGCGGTAAAACTATTCCTGATGCTTACAGGCAAGGATGGATTTAATCCCACCCACAACCCGATAACAAACATTCTTATAATGGACATACCCACAACACAATGTGCCGTTGCGCTTATGAAACCTTCCCTTGAATTCGGCACAGGGTTGCACTGGTTTGGGCTTGATACTGGCAAGCCTCAGGCCCGATGTCCAGCGATATTGCTCAATGTTCCTGGGCTTGATAGGCGGCTTTACCAGTGAGTCGTTGAGAATCTTCCAAGGGTATCTTGGAGATTCCCAGTTCACCTTGGCTTTGCCGCCACGCCGTGTTGGTCGTTGTCCCATCACTCACTTCCTGTCGTCTATGTTGGCGTCACGCTAGCTATGAAAACACACCTTCAATGGTTTGTCAAGTCTTAGCTATGATCTGGCTATGCAGTCATGTGACTGAGGTACAGGCTGTCATGGTGGGCACAGTCAGGCGATCCATATAGCCTCGTCTGACAGACCAATGCCAAATCAGCTGATATGGCCTGGCACGACATGGCACGTATGTACAATTGTGTATACATGTACATCGACACGAAATAAAGACCTTCAGAAGTCTTTCCCCGGAGTACACTGTCTTGGGGGGTGGGGATCCCGATCCGGATCCCGATCCCACGCACACGCGCACGAGGGGGGCAGGGCTTGGCGATGTCTTTATATTACTATGGATACCCGTGCCAGAATTTTGCATGTATCAGGCGGTTACAGTGTATACACGTACATGGTTGTACAGTCATGGACGGCTGTATACAGTCATGTACACTGTATACACATTCTATACATTTAAAGAATTACAGTTATTACGGTTATTTATGTATGTTGTCGGGATTAGTACATGGTTTGATTAAGTTAACCGGGGTGTGATGAGATCGCCTTTAGAGGCATAGATCGAGTTACGCCCCGGTGTATTAAAAAGGTTCACGGTTCTTAAGACATGTCTTGTACTGTACTGTCTTGTCTTTAAATATTACATGTATTACATGGAATACAGGTACCTTTACAGGCACCTCATGTAATACATGTAATAGTTTCTTTCTTTGTTACTTTCTTTCTTTGTTTGTCGGAGAAACCGTAGAAAGGGTAGAAAGGGTGCTGGCCGTTCTCGGTGGTTTCCTTTCTCGTTTCCTACATGGTGCTGGGAAAGGCGGAAAGGAAAGGGTCTTCGGGCTCTGGGTGGCTTGTTACAGTGCTGTATTCCTTTCCCGTGAATTTCCGTGTAGTTATTGCGGTACATGTATTGACAGTAATGGGATATTGAAGTACGTTTAGGTGTGGGGAAGCGTGATATGAGTACATATAGTATTTATAATGACCGGTATGAGAAGAGAAAAGGCGGTACGAGGGGCCGGATGAGTGGTAAGTCTCTTGATATAGCGAGAACGGTGTTAATGGAGCCTGACCTGAGTTACGAGTTGATTGCGGGCAGGTTTGGTGTATCGAGGCAGAGGGTGGGGCAGATCGTGGTGAGGATGGGTGTGGCGAGGAACAGGATAAATGAGATGAGGCGTTCTCTCAATATACCGGGCGGAGGCGGAGATGGTGAAGAAGAGTAATACTGATAATAGTATTCCTGTTAAAAAGATGCTTGCGAACCAGGATGCTTTCCTGGCCGCGTACACGCTGGTTGGTTCGGTGAAAAAGGCGTGTGAGTCCATAGGGATTACGAGAGAAGCGGTATCTTCGTGGAACAGGAATGATATAAAGGGATTTAGGGAAAGGTACATATCGGCGCAGGAAGATTTCAGGGAAGGGCTTCAGGACATGGCGGTGGAAAGAGTCAAGATGCAGAAGCCGTCTGATAATCCCGTGTTGCTGATAACCCTGCTCAATGCCCACTGGCCTGAGAAGTACCGGCGCACAGGATATGCTGTCGAAAGCGCAGGTAAGGATATGATCGACGCATGGAAGAAGTGGGAAAAAGAGAACAAGAAGACAAAGGGTAAAGAACAGACAGAACAACGCGACAACGCTGTCGAGGAAGCCGAGAGGATCCTTGCCAGGAAATCTAACGGCGACACAGACGGGACCAACGTCTGATAGCCCGTCTATAAATGACTATATCTTCTCGCGGCTTGAGTTCATGCCCACACCCCTTCAGGCGAGTATACTCAGGTCAAGGAAGAGATTTGTCCTCGTGGCAGGCGGGGAACAAGCAGGGAAGTCTATGGTGGCTTCCAAATACCTGGTATCGAGGTTCCTTGAGAATGAGGACCCCGGACTGTACTGGCTTGTCGCCGCAGACTATGAACGCACAAGGGCAGAGTTCGATTACCTGGTCGAAGACTTTGCGACACTCGGTGTCCTTTCGGAAGTGTCTAAAAGGGTTGACCCCGGACGGATTGTCCTCGCCGACGGCACAAAGATAGAAACGAAATCCGCAAAAGATCCCAGGACACTCGCAATGAGAGCCCCTAACGGGATTCTCGGCTGCGAAGCATCACAGCTCGATCTCGACTCCTATCACAGGCTCAGGTCAAGGGTCGCACCGAAACGGGGCTGGCTCTTCCTCTCAGGTACGTTTGAAGGATCACTCGGCTGGTATCCACAGCTCTTTACCTCGTGGCAGGCAGGAAGAGATGACGAACAGTCCTTCTCGTTACCCTCATACTCCAATACGAACCTGTACCCGGAAGGGATAAATGACCCTGAAATACTCAAGCTCAAGACAATGGCTTCCGATGAGTTCTTCATGGAACGTATACAGGGTATCCCGTGCCCGCCCGTGGGACTCGTGTTCGGTGAGTTCAGGGCTGACCTTCATATAGATCCAGAACTTAAATACGTTAAAGGTGAACCGGTGTACCTGTGGATGGACCCGGGGTACGCAGGAGCATACGCGGTAGAAGCGGCACAGATTATTAACGGCCAGGTCTGCGTGTTCGACGAGATATATGAACGCGGCCTGACTACCGAAGAGGTCATAACCGTAACAACGAACAGGCCCTGGTGGCCCGATGTCCATTCGGGAACAATAGATATAGCAGGCTACCAGCACCAGGCCATGTCTGCACCCGCAGAGATGTGGATGGATAAGACAGGTATATATCTCGATGCACAGAAAATACGGATAAACGAAGGTACCGAACGGCTCAAGGGATATATGAAAGTAGATCCCATGACAAGCAAGTCAGGTATCGTGTTCGCACCGAACTGCACAGGGATACTGTCCGAGTTCGGTGCTGTGCCGAGCCCGTTTGACGGCCAGACACGGGCCTACAGGTGGAAATCTGACCGGGAAGGCAACATAGTCGGAGAAACACCCGAAGATAAGAACAACCACGGTGTTAAAGCCGTGATTTACGGCCTGGTCAGCAGGTTCGGGTACGGCGTGGTTAATAACAGGGAGTTCATAAAGATTAAGAGGCACTGATATGGCACGACCCAGGCCTGAAGATATAATCGATAAGGTAGAAGCACACCGCGATGCCACCAATACGCTGCGTGATCGTATGGATGCAGATCACCAGCTCTATAAACTTACTCCGTTTGATGCGGGTGACGGCTACCAGAGCTACACGTCTAACGAGCCGCAGACATATGCCGATAAGGTCGTGGCATGGCTTACCGCAGCCGATATGATTGTGCGGATACCGCCCAACGGTAATCCCCGCAATAACCGTGATATCAATAACGATAAGGAACGGTTTATCATCGGTGCGCTGCGCTCTGCCGATGAAAGACTGACTAAAAGACTCGTACCCGGCCTGAAAGATCAGCTTGCATGGCACATAACTGTCAGGGGCTGGTATGCGGGTAGGGCTCTTCTTACCAAGAACAGTGATAATAAAACTACCGTAGATATCACGCCTTGGGATCCAATGCACACTCACTGGGGCGTGGGACCGGATGGTCTTGCATGGGCTTGCTACAGGATCAAGAAAACACTCGACGAGGTAGAGTCACAGTACGGTGTCAGGCTCGGAGAGAGCCGTATGGATGCCGATGGGATTACGGTATATGACTATTACGATAATGAGTACAACACTGTCGTTATACCCGGCAGGTTTATTAAGAAGCGCACACCACACGGCTCCGAGGGACAGGTTCCTGTATTCCTCGGCCCTGTTGGTTCTACACCACTTGTTCAGTCACTGGAGTGGTCGTCTATAGAAGATACGCTTGAAGACTACGGAGAGTCAGTATACAAGGCAACAAGAGAACTCTACGACAAGCATAACCTGATGATGTCCGTGATGCTTGAACTTACGGCAAGGGCAAGGAAACAGGGACTGAAGGTCAGGTCAAGGGACGGCGTGAAAACACTTGAAGAGGATCCATACCAGGAAGGTACGGAGATATCCCTCGGACAGGGCGAGGACGTGGAACCGCTCGGCCTGATGGAGATGGCACGGGAGTCCGGTGCATTTATGGGACTCGTGTCGGGAGAGATGCAGAGAGGCTCTATCCCGCATACGGTTTACGGTGAGATACCGTTCCAGTTATCAGGGTTTGCCATAAACACTCTCAGGCAGGGCGTGGAGTCCGTACTCGTGCCCCGCGTAGGTGCTATGCAAAAAGCCTATACCCAGATATCTAATATGCTCTGTGATCAGTACCAGTCAGGCTCATTTGAGGCAATGGAACTCACGGGGCAGGACAATAACAGGATGTACTTCTCAGAGACAATTACTCCTGAAAGGATACGAGAAGGCGGTGACCCTGAGATAAAACTCGTTACGAACCTTCCCGAAGACGATATGTCCAGGTACGGGATGGCACAGATCGCAAGAGAGGGACAGACACCGCTCCTGCCAGACCTGTGGATACGGGACAATATCCTCGGTATACAGGACTCCGACCAGATCGAGGATGCAGTCAAGGAACAGATCGGGGAACGTACTCTGCCTGAAGCAGGTATATGGTCACTCTACCAGGCTGCTGTCAAACAGGGCAGGGAAGATCTTGCCCAGCTATATCTCGGAGAACTCCTGTCGATGTTATTTGCCAAAGCACAGCAGATGGCCCAGACTATGGGAGGGATGGCAGGGCCACCACCAGGAACTCCCTCCCCTGGGCCGGGAATCGCTCCCCCCGCAGCAGGTGGCCCGCCACCTATGCAGCCACCGGGAGTCATGCCGCCAGCTATGGCAGGAGTACCGCCTCCTATGCCAACGCCACAGGGTGGGCCGGTAGTTCCACCGGGACAACCAAGACCGGGGGCACTGACTGAAGAAGAGCGATTACGTAGAATAGGACTTGCAGGACCGAGAGGATAACAGATGGCTATAGGACCGTTTGAAGGAAAGTCGCCATTCAGTATTACAGATATTGATCCCAATGACCTGTTAAGGGCATACGGGGATCTTTCTCCAGCCCTGTTTCATGGAATGATCACACAGGGAAGAGGCCCGATAGAGATAGCCTGGGATGTAGTAACAAATAAAAAGGGACAGCAAGGCCAGATCGGCACTACTTTTAAAGACTTCAATAACAGGTTAGGAGATGGTCAAGGACTTCCCGAAGAGGAGATGAACGACTATACAAGAGTAGTCTTGAATGGCGGCAATCCCGGAGATGTTGCCAGTGCTCAGATGGGATCTACTGTTAATAATGTTGAGAGAGTACAGTTAGCTTATGACCGAGAAGAAAAGAGCAGAAGTTTTGCCGCAGCGGCAAATAAAAGATTTCCTGAACTCGGCATGATGGATCTTGATATATTCATTAAGGATTATCCTGAACGGGCTGAACAGCTAAGGATTAGCCTGGAAGAAGTAGGTCTTACCTTTAATGATATTAAGGGATATCTGGAAACACATCAGAAAGAAGCATTGGGAACAGGCTATGAGCCTCCCGGTCCACCTCCATCAGATGGCGAAGATCCTACAGAAGAGTTTTTTAAGACAACAGAGGCGGCGGCTGCTGCTGCTACAGATCCTTATGCAGATCCTGATGTAGTTGGATATCAATCATATGATCCGAAGATTCAGGAAACAGAGCTTGAAAAGTTGCGCGGAATCCTGTATCAACCTGAAGAAGAACAGTCATTAGCAGATTTACAAAAGGTGCAGTACAGTTTAGAAAGTGGATTTGAAAGTGAAAACGAGGCTGAAGAAGATGAAAGATCTAAGTATGTTCAAAACAATAGCTTACCGCCAATAGTTATGCTGTCACCAAAAGAACAGTTTATGATGATAGCCGGTTCTAAGATGGGTGCTCAAATGTCCAGACCCGGTATGCGTCAGCAACTTGCAGCATATCACGATACAGCTTTCGGTGGATTTGTATTAGATAATATAGTGCCCAGAGATTATCGGGCAACACCAGATCCAACTACAGTAGAGTATCCTTATCAGTATTATATGAGGGGATTTACAGAATCACCTACTGAATTCCACTCTGATAAAGTAAAAGAAACACGAAATAATAGCATGGCTAAGTTAATAGAGATGGGGAAAAGTATGGAAGACCTGAGTGGTTATTCTTACTTTGATCGAAAAATAGCACATAACAATGCCATGCAAATTGCTGCGGTAAAAACTAATGCAAACATAACCGGGATTGGAATACATGGAAAACTTGAAGAAGCAGGTTTTAACAGTATGTTGAACCGATATCGGGAAGAGCGTGGTCTTGGCAAAACGAAGCTTGGTATAGCTGCATGGTTTGCCCAGAAAGGCCCTCGTTTTAACGTACGACCAGCGGCTTAATAAAAATTAGTGTAAGCCAAGGAGAAAAGTGATGCCACTGAGATGGGATCCCAACACATTTAGATATGTAGATACTGGGGAAGAAGGAGGTATCTACGGAAGTGCCTATGAGGGCGCAATTCTGCCAACGCTGCCTGCTGCACAGCAGTTCGGTGCTGGAGCCGCAGCCGCATTACCGGGGTATTATGATAATCCCTATGCACAGAGTGCTGTAGAAAGGTTATATGATCCCCTCTATGGACAGTATCTTACTGGATTTGGTGGCGTTACAGGCGAGGAAGAACCAACACAGTCTTTTGCAAAGTATGCAGGCGAAGCCCTTAGAGGAGGCATACCTGGAGGAGGCCTACCTGGTATTGTTGGTGAAGCTAGGCCTGATAACTGGCAAGATATCCTTACTGTAGCCAGGGCACGGGGATTAGGATATACCGGAGTCCAGCCTGGTGCAGAGTTAGAAGATAGGTGGGCACCTGCATTATCAGATCAAGCACAAGCAAGGGCATTAACAGCCCTGGCAACATATGACCCTACTGCCGGAAGTATATATGGAAGGATGAGACAAAGAGGATTGGAGCGGTTGCAACGGCGGTTTGGAGCAGGTGAAATACTAGGAAAGGGAGATGTAGTGCTGGGAGGTCCCGCTTCCACCACGGCAGACTGGCTTGCCTTTATCACTGACCCGTCGAGAAATATTGTTCCAGAACAATACC